TGCCATTCTCTTCGTCGAACACATAAAACTCGTCTTGTGCGTCTAGCGTAATATCCTCAATCGAACTGCCTTTTTCCCACTTCACCCCTTCGGGCACTCCATGCCATCTAGTCATATCACTCTCCTTCTTCGTTGCGTTCATCTTCAACAGTAGACAAAAAGTCATCTACATATTGGGCAGTATCGTTTGATACATTGGCAATCTTCTCAAAAGTGCCATCTTCCCACTCCACCTCAATAACCCACGATACGATTTGTTTCTTGGTAGTCATTTACTTCTCCTATTTATTTCGTTTTCGATACTGCGAATTAGATACAGGTCTTTCATACCCATACCCCCTAGTTTTATTTCGGCAATCAACTGCCGTAACTTCTTAATACTCATAGCCTTTAGGTTCACCTCACTCCCCTTGTAATGCGGTTAATTTAGCCTTGGCGATAGCGAGCAATGTCTCTGCTTCAATAGCCCTAATCGCTTGCACCTCGTTTTGAAGAGAATCTCGGTTCTCTTCCAACTCCTTACTGAGCCTATCAATATCCTCCAACAACTCAGCAATCCTATGTCCCTTGTAATGCGTCGCCATCAGCAAACTCCTTTATCCATTCAACCCTAACATTGTTAGGTTTTATCCAAACTGCAACACGCTTTGAATCAGGCACTTCAATGGGGAAGTTCAGCAACATATCCCCCTCGCTATCCACCCGAACTAACCTGAAAAACTCAGGCTTATCAGGCTTGCGATACAACTTAATTATTTTCACTCCCACCCCCTAATCTGTGTGCGAACCCTGCAAGAAAGCCGTCTGTGTAGCCTTGCTTAAGATACATATAGCCTTCTCGATCTTCAATTTTCCCTATGTAAGTGTTGTATCCCTGTGCATAGGCATGCCCTTTGGTTATCGCAATATCGGTAAGGCTTACATCTACCTGCTCGATACCTCGTATCAACGCAATCTCTTCTTCGGTCATGTTGTCCTCTTTGGGTTGGTAAAACATAAGTCTTGTGGGTTGTGGATATATTGATACGCACCCTTGGAATATGGGATTTGCACAATATGCTTTACACGCTTTGCCTCAATGTCGCCACACTTTAGGCATGTCGTATACCCTAGGTCAAGTCTGCCAATCGGTATCTCCAAGCCACATTCACAATCAAAGCCATATAACATTGTTAGGTCTCCTGCGATTATTTAGTTATATACAAAATGACATGAACCAACACAAACAAAACTGTGAACACAATTAAAGCAACTGCAAAGATGTCGCTATCCATAAACTTCATACACTTCTCCTTGTTAGACCTAACATTGTTAGGGGGTTGCAAAAAATAAAATGAGGGCGAATCTTTATTCTCATATATATCTTATATTATAACACAAATTACTGACCAGATCAAGTTTTTTGGCTAGAATTGAACCCTCGTTCCCACGCACTTTTAGGGAATTCCCCATGGGCTACCACCCTTCTCGGAACTGTCATTTCGGCGAGAGCCGAATGACAAAAAGTCTGACCTAACATTGTTAGGTCGTGGGCAAATAAAAAACCCTGCCGTAGCAGGGTTGGTTGGGGTTGGGCAGAATTAGTCTGCGATCATATGGAGATCAACTCCCATCTCTTGCAAGGCTTCACCAATCTTTTGTTGCACCTTGGTGATCTTGGGGGAGAGGGACTCCTGTCTGCGGTTGAACTTATAGAGGGCTAGCAACTCCTCCATGTTCCGCAACTCAGGGGAACGATTATGCTTTGCGTCCCCTTCGGACTCGGACTCACCATCTGCACCTTCTGCGGTAGGCACAACGGGTTTGCCGTAGCGGTTTTCTCTGCCGTAATCTCGCACATCTTTCCAAACTTTGGACGGGTTGGAATGCCCGATTTCTTTCAAGCCTTCAAAGAACAAGGTCTTTTCTTTGCGGACTGCCTTGCCTTCGTCCGAACTGTCGTTGTGTTGCAACTCGAACCAATCGAACTCGAACTTCAAGTTCAATGCCCCTGCGTATTCCACATTAGCACCATAAGTGCTAGCCTGTGCGTCAATTGCACCTTGACGCTTTTGGGATACGATTACTTCTACATCTTGATTAGCGATAAATTCCATGTTTAATACTCCTTGTTTTGGATACTGCCTAACATTGTTAGGTTGGTTGGAGAACCTAACTGACTCCTACTGCAACTGCATTTCTTATTTTTTACTATGAGTATAGTATAACACAAAATAAGGGATAAATCAAGTATTCTGTCTAGATTTTTTAATTTCTAGGAATGAACCTAACATTGTTAGGCTCTCCCCATTTAGGCAAACAACTCCCATTTGATGAAGTAATCATGCGTTGGTTGTCCATCTAAATAAAACACAATCCAATCAGAAGAAATATCGTCCCTCCACACTTCGACATAATTTTCAGGTGCAAAACGGAAGAACACATTTTTCTCAGAGTCATACTGAAAACCCCACTCGATTACTTTTTTTATTTTGTCTGTCATTTGCATTTTATATTCCTTTCGTTGTATTGAGATTACATTATAACACAAAATAAGAGAATATTCAAGGTGCGTGGAAACTTAATATAAGAAATCAAAATAAGAAAAATGGGGGTAATATAAGAAAAGTGGAGGTTTTTCTTACGATATTTCTTATAATATAAAAGTGAATAGGTATAAGGCTTGGAGAGGAGAAAAATAGATAATATAAGAAAATAAGAAAATAAAAAAAATTATATACCCCCAGAGGATTTGCCTTTGCTAATGTAAGAAATGCACTGCGTGAAGACCTCGTTCGAGACCCTGCTCACTCAATTTTCTCAGTTTTCTTATAATACCCCCAAAAACCCCTGCAAGTCCTTGATTACAAAGACTTTTATATTGTAAGATTTTGTTTTTGGTTTTCTTATAATACACGCAAGTCCTTGATTTCAAAGGCTTCTATTATAAGAAAAGTTTTGCAAGAAGCCTAACATTGTTAGGACTGCCTTATGGGCTACCACTCTTCTAAGAACTATCATTTCCAACGAGGTAAAACTTGGAAAAAATCGGGTTAGGACTACCACCCTTCTAAGAACTATCATTTTTGGAAAATGATGGAAACAAAAAAGCCCTAACATTGTTAGGGCAAGGGCAAAAAAAAGCCACCGCATGGGTGGCTTATAAACAAAATTCAAAATCAAATAAATACTTAGTTCGTTCAGTTCCGACATGACTGTAATCTGCGGGTTCATCGCTATACCTAAAAATCAGGTTACGATAATTTTCTCTTGAGTCACATGAGTAGTAAACATCAGCATTACCATTTACTGTTAAAACATGACCTAAAAATTTACAGGTATCACAGTCATGGGTAAATATTGGCTTAATCATAATTGCACCTATTAAAGTAAGAGAAAGAAAGAGGGGGGCAAACTGCACCCCCCTAACAATGTTAGTCGCCAATCATTGTTACATTGACACCTAACGATTCCAATGCCTTGGCGATATATGCTTGGCATTGCTTGAGTTCGTCACTCAATGAATCTTGGCGACGATTGAACTTGAATAATGCGGTAAGTTCCTCAAGGTTACGCAACTGGGGTGAACGATTATGCTTGGCGTTGTCACTGCCTTGCTCGCCACCCTCGCCACCCTCGCCTTGCTCGCCATCAACTACTGGCTTGCCATAGCGATCGGTCTTAGCGTATTTACGAATGTCACCCCAAATCTTGTGGGGGTTTGAGTGTTGCTCACCCTTTAAGACTTCGTAAAAAGCCTCTTTCTCTTTCCTTACTGCTTTGCCCTCATCACTTGAATCATTGTGATTAAGTTCAAACCAGTCAAAACTTGCCCATTTTTGATTGAGCAAACCAGCATATGCAACCTTAGCGCCATAAGCGCCACGCAAACCCTCAGCAACATTAACACGGGCTTGCTCGATAGCAGTAATTAAATCAGCAACATCAAATACTTGATCCATGATTATTCCTTAGAAAGAAAGTTAAAAGAAAACTACTGGCTGACTTCGCACTCGCTAGGGCTGTCACCCCCTAGGTCAAAGCGGTCACTTCGCAAGTCACGTGGGATTCGATCCCCACCTAGTTCAACCCTTGAAGCCCTCGCAAGATTTCGCTTGCTTGAGTTTATTATACAGCATTTTGTGTTACATTTTCAACTCTATGGAAACTATAAATACCCCCTACCCCTAACAATGTTAGGACGTGGCGAGCCATGCGACCCCACCACCCCAAAATTAAAAAAAGGATTGTTAGTCCACCTATACTCACTAATTTGCACAAGAGATACACAACTTTAAAATTTCACCCTCACTTTCCCCGTTCTCATACGTCTACCGTAGCTTAACCCCCCTCCCCCTACTTAAATATCCACAAGTTTTGTTCCACGTGGAACACAGAAACACCCCCCTTACCTTTTTTATTTCAATACCCCCCGGGGGGTATATTTTTCAAATATAATTTTCTTGCTCTTCACGTGAGCACGGGGGAAAGCGGATTTGGCTTCACATATCTAGGCCCGCAAGTACCCCACCTATTGCTCCTTTTATTTTTGTTGTGTTATATTGCGGGAAACTGGAGCGCATTTATTTGTATTACGCCCTGCAATGACAATTAATATTGAGCCTACCAAGGACATTCCTCCTCCGTACGACACGGCGGATGTAGAGACGTCGTCTTTTGCGGAAGAACTCGCAGTCGTTGCTAACACCCAAGATCTCCTAGACCAGCTAGGTCCGCCACCTGAGATCACCCAAGAAGACGCAGTAAAAACGGCAGGTCTTTTAGATAAAGCCGTAAAGACTCAGAACAAAGGCGCTCTAGCGTCCCCACCCGTTGCATTTGCTGCACGAGAATTTTTGCGTGTATATAGCGGGCGTATAGCCGCCGAGATGAGCGACGTTCGTGCGGCGCTTACCAATAAGCTACTAGAGCTAGCGAACTGTGGGGACCCCCGGTTTGAACTCAAAGCATTAGAGCTCCTAGGTAAGCACTCCGATATAGCCTTATTTACAGAGCGTTCCGAAGTGACCGTGACCTACAAAAACTCATCCGATCTAGAAGACGCTATTAAGGAGCGGGTCAAGCGCCTACTGAATGCTAGAGATATAACCCCAGAGAACACTATGAGCGCAGATACCTTAGACGACGTCCTGGGTGTGGTAGATATGGGTACTCCAGTAGAGGTAAACGCAGAAGCGACGGTAGACGAGCCTGAAGGCAAAAAGTGAGGGCTAATTAAAAATAAATATGAGTAGCCTCCTCGATACCATATCCCTTAAAGATATACCCAAGATTCTTCCTATGTTGTCTGAAGCGGAGCAGCTAAAGCTCGCAGAGGACTTAGAGTTATTAGAAAAGCTTCAAAACAAAGAGTTGGCGCAGATTCGCTTCATGTCGTTTGTAAAGAAGGTCTGGCCTGTGTTCATAGAAGGTCGCCACCACAAGGATATGGCAGCCGCATTTGAGGAGGTAGCAAATGGAACGTGTAAGAGACTTATTATCAATATGCCCCCTAGGCATACAAAATCTGAATTTGCTAGTTACCTCCTTCCTGCTTGGTTTCTGGGCAAATTTCCTCAGAAGAAAGTTATTCAAACCTCCCATACCGCTGAGCTTGCTGTGGGCTTCGGACGCAAAGTCCGTAATTTGGTCGACTCAGACATATACAAGTCAATATTTCCGGGAGTTGGGCTCCAAGCAGATAGCAAAGCCGCAGGCCGTTGGGCAACTAATAAGGGTGGAGATTACTTTGCAATCGGTGTTGGTGGAGCGGTCACTGGTAAGGGCGCAGATATACTCATTATTGACGACCCGCATTCAGAACAAGAAGCCACAATAGCCGAAACTAACCCAGAAATCTACGATAAGACCTACGAATGGTACACATCGGGTCCAAGACAGCGTCTGCAACCGGGTGGGGCGATCATTATTGTGATGACCCGGTGGTCTAAGAAGGACTTAACGGGTCAAGTTATCAAAGCAGATGCTCAAAGAGAGGGCGAGGGATGGAAACTTATTGAGTTTCCAGCTATTTTTGACGATGGACAGCCACTTTGGCCTGAATTTTGGAGCCAAACAGAGCTTTTAGCCCTCAAAAATGAGCTTCCAGCGGGTAAATGGCAGGCTCAGTACATGCAAGCACCTACTTCTGACGTCTCGGCAATCGTCAAACGGGAATGGTGGCAGATTTGGGACCAAGATAGCCCTCCTAGCTGTGAATTTGTCATCCAGTCGTGGGATACGGCGTTCTTAAAGTCAGAAAGGGCAGACTATTCAGCCTGTACAACGTGGGGTGTGTTCTATCGGGACAATGCGGTAGGGGTTCCTGGCGCTAATATCATCCTATTAAATGCATTTAAACGCCGTATGGAGTTTCCAGAATTAAAACAAAAGGCTTATGAAGAATATAAAGAGTGGGAACCAGACGCTATGATTGTCGAAGCCAAGGCGGCAGGGTCTCCCTTAATATTTGAGCTTAGGGCAATGGGTATTCCTGTCCAAGAGTTCACCCCCAGCAAGGGCAATGACAAGATTGCTCGTCTAAATGCGGTAGCAGACATATTTGCTTCTGGAAAAGTCTGGGTTCCTCAAACACACTGGGCGGAAGAACTTATAGAAGAAGTTGCATCTTTTCCTAGTGGAGAGCATGATGACTTAGTAGACAGCATGTCACAAGCCCTGTTAAGATTCAGGCGTGGTGGCTTTGTATCATTGGAATCTGATTATGAAGACGAGCCAATGGCGTTTAGATCACGTAAGCACAAAGGGTACTACAACGTATAAGGCACAACTATGGCAATAGAAAAAGGTTTATATCAAGCACCGTTAGGCATGGATCAATTAGCCATGGAAGAAATGCCTATTGAAATTGCTATTGAAGATCCAGAGTCCATTGAAATTGGTATTGATGGAATGCCTATTCTAAGAATAGAAAAAGGCGAAGACGAAGAAGACTTTGGTGCAAATCTTGCAGAGGACATGAGCGAGCAAGACCTTCAATCTTTAGCTAATGATTTAATTAGTGATTTTGATGATGACGTCTCTTCTCGTAAAGACTGGATGCAGACTTATGTCGATGGCTTAGAGCTACTCGGTATGAAGATTGAAGAACGCACAGAACCATGGGAAGGCGCCTGTGGTGTATATCACCCCCTCCTCTCTGAAGCACTGGTGAAGTTCCAATCAGAAACCATGATGGAGACTTTTCCAGCAGCAGGTCCTGTAAAGATTGAAATCATTGGTCGTGAGACGCCAGAGAAAAAAGATGCGGCAGAACGTGTCAAAGAAGACATGAACTACCAGCTAACAGATGTAATGAAGGAATACAGACCTGAACATGAGCGCATGTTATGGGGCTTAGGTCTATCGGGTAATGCGTTTAAGAAAGTTTATTACGATCCAAATCTAGAGCGTCAAGCATCTATATTTGTACCTGCAGAAGACATCGTTGTTCCTTACGGCTCTAGTAATATTGAAACTTCTGAGCGGGTCACGCACGTGATGCGCAAGACCAAGAATGAGTTAATTAAGTTGCAAGTCGCAGGTTTCTATCGTGAAGTTGACTTGGGTGATCCCGTTAATGCGTTAGACGAAGTAGAGAAGAAAATTGCTGAGAAGATGGGCTTTAGAGCTACATCGGATGATCGCTTTAAACTTCTTGAGATGCATGTTAGTTTAGATCTTCCTGGTCACGAGCATAAAGATGACAAAGGCAAACTAACAGGTATTGCTCTTCCTTATGTAGTTACTATTGAAAAAGGAACAAGTAATATTCTTGCAATTCGACGTAACTGGGAGCCAGATGATGATACGCATGCGAAACGTAACCACTTCGTTCATTACGGTTATATTCCAGGTTTTGGTTTTTATTGTTTTGGTCTTATTCACCTCATTGGGGCTTTTGCTAAGTCTGGTACTAGCATTCTTCGTCAGCTTGTTGATGCTGGTACTCTTTCTAATCTTCCAGGGGGGTTCAAAACGAGGGGCTTACGGGTTAAAGGCGACGACACGCCGATAGCTCCTGGAGAGTTCAGAGACGTTGATGTACCTAGTGGGACTATGCGGGATAACATCTTGCCTCTTCCATATAAGGAACCAAGTCAGACTTTGTATCAGTTGATGAATCAAATCATTGACGAAGGAAGACGTTTTGCTGCAGCAGCAGATATGAAAGTTAGCGACATGTCTGCTAATTCGCCAGTGGGAACCACGCTTGCGATATTAGAAAGAACATTAAAAGTAATGAGTGCAGTACAGGCTCGTATTCACTATGCAATGAAGCAGGAGTTCCGGCTCTTAAAGAAAATTATTGCAGACTATACCCCTGATGAATATGCCTATGAGCCAATTGAAGGCAGTCGTAGAGCTAAGAAATCAGACTATGACCAAGTAAACGTCATACCTGTATCAGACCCCAACGCGGCTACTATGTCGCAAAAAGTAGTGCAATATCAAGCAGCTCTACAACTCGCTCAAACTGCACCACAGCTCTATGATCTTCCACTCTTACATCGTCAGATGTTAGACGTGTTGGGTATCAAAAATTATTCAAAGCTTGTGCCGTCTCAAGACGACAGAAAACCAATGGATCCTGTTACTGAGAATCAAAACGTTCTAATGATGAAGCCTGTCAAGGCTTTCCTTTATCAGGACCATCAAGCTCATATTGCGGTGCATATGGGTGCAATGCAAGATCCTAAGATTCAACAATTGGTTGGTATGAACCCAATGGCACAACAGATACAGGCCGCTATGATGGCTCATGTTAATGAACACATTGGCTATGAATATCGTAAGCAGATGGAAATGCGTATGGGCATGGAGCTTCCACCTGATAACGAACAATACGAAGAGGAAGGCATTCCAGAGCATTTGGAAGTCAGAATCTCGCAACTCGCTGCTCAAGCAACACAACAGCTCTTGCAACAGAATCAGCAAGAAGCGCAAGCGCAACAAAACGCCCAAGCGGCGCAAGACCCACTGGTCCAAATGCAACAGATGGAATTACAACTGAAGCAAGCAGACCTGCAACTTAAGCAACAAAAACTTCAAGTTGATGCAGCAGCTAAAGAAGATCAACTTCAAATTGAACGTGATCGTATAGAAGCACAAAAAGAAATTGCTGGTATGCAAGTTGGAGCTAAAGTAGCCAAAGATAAAGCCGACCTAGAAGCTAAGATGGAGTTGGAAGGTTTGAAGATTGGTGCAGACATCGCCTATAAAAAGGCGCAAAAGAAAGGTGATTGATGGACAAAACGCTTGAGGTACTGCTTAAACAGTACAGAGATAAGCGCAACCAAATAGCTGAAGCCGTTTCCAGTGGCGCAGCTAAGGATTACGCAGAATATCGCGCACTTTGTGGTGAGATACGAGGCCTTCTTACTGCTGAGTCATATTTACTAGACCTCGCAAAAAATCTGGAGAACGCTGATGACTAACGTCATTGATTTGGAAAAAGCAGTAGATTTAAGTACAGTTTTGCATAAAGAAGCAGAAGAAAAAGCCAAACAACTCCCTATACCTCAAGGGTATAGGATACTTTGCGCAATTCCAGAGGCTGAAGAAGCTTTTGACAGCGGTCTTATTAAAGCTGATGAAACCCGTCGACATGACGAATTATTAACTACGGTTTTATTTGTAGTTGATATGGGTCCAGATTGTTATCAAGATAAAACAAGGTTTCCTAATGGGCCTTGGTGCAAAAAAGGCGATTTTATTTTGGTGCGTCCTAATGCTGGTACAAGATTAGTTATCCATGACCGTGAGTTTCGTATTATTAATGATGACTCTGTTGAGGCTGTAGTCCAAGATCCTCGTGGTATTAAACGTAAATTTGTTTAGGAGATAAAACATGGCTGAAATTCAAAAAGATGACTTTAAATTTCCTCACGAAGCAGAAGATAAGGGTAAACCCTTAGATACAGAAGCAAAAACAGCAGAAACTGAAGAATTTGCTGTAGAAATTGAGGACGATACTCCAGTAGAAGATAGGCAAGCTAAACCGTTGCCTGACGAAATAAAAAAAGAACTTGATGATGACAACCTTATGGAGTATTCCAATAAGGTAAAAATGCGTCTTGAGCAAATGAAAAAAGCTTGGCATGATGAGCGTCGTGTTAAAGAGGCAGCAGAAAGAGAAAAAGAAGAGGCAATTCGATTTGCACAACAAATTTCTCAAGAAAATCAAAGACTTAAGAAACAATATAGTGATGGCGAAAAAACTTATATTGAAACTGTACAAAATGCTGCTGACACAGAGTTAGAAATGGCAAAACGAGTCTATCGTGACGCATATGACTCGGGAGATACAGATCGAATTGTTGAAGCTCAGCAAAAATTAACAGAAGCTAGCTTAAAACAAGACAGAGCTAAAAACTTTAAACCTTCTTTACAAATTCAAGAAGATGATGTACAAATAGCACAACAAACGACTCAGACTCAAGAAAGTCCGAAGATCGACCCGTTAACTGCTAAGTGGCTTGATAAAAACTCTTGGTATGGGCCTGATGAAGAGATGACTGCCTTGGCTTTGGGTACGCATGCAAAGCTTGAAAAAGAATTTGGTAAAGGTTATATTGGTACCGAAGAGTATTTCAAACGTATAGATAGCACTATGCGCAAACGATTTCCCGAAAATTTTTCGGACGAATTAGAAGTAGAAACGCAGGTTGGGGGCGACAAGCCCAGTCAGCGCAATGAAAGTAGATCAGCACCAGTAGTTGCACCAGCAACGCGTAGCACGGCGTCAAAAAGAATTGTGCTAAAAGCAAGTCAAGTGGCTATTGCCAAAAAACTTGGTTTGACCCCTGAGCAATATGCTCGTGAAATGCAAAAACTGGAGGCTTAACATGACTACAAATAAACTTGCTCGCGAACTAGATACCCGTGCAACAAGCGAACGTCCAAAGCAGTGGGCGCCAGCAGAATTGCTCCCTGAGCCTGACAAACAGGCTGGGTATGCGTATAGATGGATTCGTACTTCAACGTTGAATCAGGCGGACCCTCGCAATCTCTCTGGGAAACTAAGAGAAGGTTGGGAGCCTGTAGCGTTAGAAGAACAACCCAAGTTTCAACTGCTAGTTGATCCCAATAGTCGCTTTAAGGACAATATTGAGATTGGCGGGTTATTGCTTTGCAAGACTCCAGAAGAGTTTGTTGCTCAACGTAATGCACATTACCAAAAGCAAACAGAAAATC